TTCAGGATAATCATTATAATCTTCATCAGCAGCGTTGACACCAGGTCCTATAAACACATCATCCCCATTTTTCTTATTCATAAGTTCATTTAAATTATATGCAGGACTACTATATTCTTCTTCCTCATCATCTTGTATTTTTCCTTCCAATGCACCATCTGGTATAATTATTGTGAATGGATTGTTCTCATGAAGATAGTCAATTTCCTCTACACCACCTTTAATCTCATCGACAAAATCTTTAGGCCACATTTCCACTTCTTTCCATGAGTACTCATAGATTCCACCACGAGCATCATCAGTTATTTTCTTAGCATCAGTAATTAATGCAAAAAACACAAGAGGTTTAATAGTTTGTTTATCACAACAAATGGAATGTCTATACACATTAAACTTTTCTTTAAGATTCATTACTTGAAGATGTTTACCGAAATTTTCTCTGGCTGGTTCTTTAATTTCTTTTTGTATTTTCTTTATAATTTCACCTTCTAGTTCTGTTTGGTCAAACATTGTTTGCCAAAGAATATTATTATATTTTCCTTGCTTTCCTTCTAAAGCAGATGAACCAAGATGATCATAAGGAGTCTGATTAGGATAATTATATGGAGCATCAAAATATCCGTACAGCCCAGTTTCATCATATTTTCTTCTTGACTTCTTATCAATATTTTTTGGATCATCAATGTCTATTTCAGTCTTGAATCTATCTGGAATAAGTTTATAGTTTTCTACTCTTCCCCCATCTGCCATTTCTCCCCACTCTTCTGCATCACGATGATAATCATAATCTACAATAATCCGTTCTCCCCATTTTTCACCCTCTGGATTTTGGTGTTGTGTAGTAAAATCAATGTAATCAAAATATGGGTCGCTATAATCGGGTTTTATTAATTCATAATATGAAGAATATGCACCATTTTGCCATAATTTTAAATGGTCATATTCACTTAAAATTCTATGAGATCTAATTCTGGGATCACCCTCTGTCCATTTGTCTGTTGGAACATCTTCGTCACAAATCCTATACTCTCTTGGTCCCCCAACTAATCCCCACCAGGAAGGTTCAGAATCAGCAATCATTTTTCTAATTGATTTAAAATGCCATCCATCCAAGTCTGCATAAAATAAATAATTTACTCCCTTTTCATCTTCAGTCATAGCATTTTCTGCAAGGTTATTCATTAGGTTCATTAGATTTGGTGGATGAACATCTTTCCCCCACGGATACATACTTTGATTCTTTTTTAACCAAATATAATTATGAGTTTCTTCAACCACCATATCCTCTTGTGCAAAACTAAACTTAGTGGCCCCAGGATTAAAATACTTGGTTGACAAATCCTCAACGAGTTCATCAATCCTACCAATAAAATCTTCTTCCATATAATCCAATTCATCCCAATTTAAAAATTGGTTTTCACAGTTAATAAAATCAAGTTCCCAACCAGCACCCGCTCTTGCAGATGGACCACCAAGTGCATCCATTGTTTCATCACCCAGAAATCTTGCATCATTAATACAAAAAGTTAAATCGTGATCGGAATTTTTAATATCTGGACTGCTAATCTTTAATTCAATTTTTTCGTTTCCCAATAAATTAAAATAGTCACCTGCCGCCCCAGGTTCTTTAATTTTTAAAGTTCCATAAACACCACTTGAAAATATATTTTCTGTAATACTTAAATTAATAAAAAGTTCTTCCATAACACCATCTTCTTCTGGTGCTGGTATAATCGGCAGTTTTTCTCCACCCGGCTTTTTGATAATGATTTTATCAATTGTAATATCAGCAGGAGTTTGTCTTTCAGTCATAATTTAATTACCTTTATTCAATAATACTTGTTGTTCCTCTAGGAACATTACCTTTAAGTAAAACACCCAATTCAATGGAAGCCTTTAAAGCAATACTTGGACTTAATAACCTTATGGTTCTTTTCTTTGTATTTTCTGTAATTGTTTTTAAATGTACTGATGTCGGTTTAATAGTAAGAGGAAGAATATCACTTATATATTGATGAAGTACAGTTGCAGTCATACCACATATATTCTGAAATTTCATAAAGTCACCGCTTGGACCACCACCAACAACACCACTATATGGATTTATTAGTTCATAATTATATTCAAACTCTGCTACTGAATTTTTTATAGTTGTTCTTTTTTGTATCTTTGCAAATGTACAACCAGCAGTAGCACATAAAGGTGCTCCACCACCGGCAGAGGGACCAGTAAATACAACACAACTGGTAGAACCATAATAAGGTTGAACACAACTAGTACCACCAAATCCAGATATTAAACTATAATCTCCAGAACCACTAACTCCTTCTCTAAAAATATTAATTTCATCTCCTGCATCAATACTCCCTTCATATTGTTTTACATCTATCTTATGAAGTAATCTGTCATAAGAAGAAATCACACCATAATGGTCAGGATTTATACCTGCGGTTGCTCCTGTATCTCTTTTTACCATTACATCATTAGGTAAAATATCTAAATCTTCAAAAACAAAATAACTATATCCATTTAAAAAATTATTAAATAATGTATTAATTTGATCCATAGATTTAGGCCATTCTGATTCCACATTAAGAATATCATTACACATCATTACTAACCACCACCATGAAGGGTCATCATAAAAATCGGCCGCAACATCTTCAGGTCTTTGACCTTCTTTTACAAGATATGTTTCAAAGTTCCCGTCATCATTTCTTATAGATTCTGTGAAAGCCACTCTACGAAAAATATCAGTCATTTCCAAAGAATATTGCAATGGTAGTTTATAATCTAATTTGGGCATTTTTTCAAAATACATTAACTTTATTTACCCATCCTTAATTGACTTCTAGATACAAGTTTTTCACCATTATTGATAGCGGGTTCTAGTTCAACAAAACCAACATCTATTTTTGTGGCCGCAGGTAATCCAGCCTTAGTATACATTCCACCCGCAACCCCAGAAGTTTGCACTGAACATTTAGCAAGCACACTGGGTAGGGGGTTCATATGCCATGCTTCTTTAATGAATCCACCAGGACCTCCTGCTGAAATTGCATCTATCTTCCATACTGGTGGGTGTATTATTCTAGAATATGTTTCTAGTCCAGTCTTTTTAGGATATCCGCCCCGTTGAAATGCTTGTGCAATATCTTTTACTACTGATGCTTCCTTCTTAGATTTTGGAATAAGCACCCAAGAATAATTATGTTTTCTGAAATCTGCACCTCTAAAAATACTATCTCTTTCATCCATTGGTCGTTTTCCCATCAATGCAGAATATCCAGACATATCTTTCCACCAAGACCCAAAAGTAAGAAAACTTTTAACACTTTCACCAACACCAGCAACTGTTGGGTCAAACAACCCACCCGTTGTTTCTGTTTGCCCAGATTCATAAGTAATATTATTATTAACACTAAGATTCATGGGCATTGGTAAATGAATATTTATTTCCGCACTCTGCATATCTGTCCCGCGAAGTGCTTGTTTATTACTATATGCATTCGCTGAAAAGGTCAACATATATGGTTGATCTAAATCTCCAAATTTTTCTAAACCAAATTTTAATGCACCTGTTGCTTCATTAGCCATCTTCCGCATCCTTCCGCATCGCATCCATGAGAGGATTGTTTTTACCGAATAGTGACATATTATGTCTCCTTTTTACTATATATCTAAAAAAAGAGAACTATATTTAAAAATGGCATACAAAACAAAGTATAAAACAAAGAACCCATCGAAATACATAGGAAATGCGTCAAATATTATTTGTAGGTCTTTATGGGAAAGAAGAGTATGCAGGTATATGGACGATAATAAGAATGTCATTAGATGGGGAAGTGAGGAACTGGCAATTCCATACTACTCACCAGTAGACAAAAAGATGCACCGATATTTTCCAGATTTTATTGCAGAAATAAAGACTTCTGATAACTCTATTAAAACCTATGTAATTGAGGTTAAACCAAAAAAACAGACCAGCCCACCAAAGAAAAAGAAAAAGCAAAATAAAACATACATCAACGAATGTCTAACATACAGTATAAATGAAGCTAAATGGAAATCTGCTGAAAAATATTGCAAATCTAACGGTTGGGATTTTATTATTCTAACTGAAGATATTATTTTACCATAAATTATACTTTTTTGTATAAATATAATAAAAGGGACAATCATGTCAAATAGTAGTATCAGTCATTTTAAGAGTTTTTACCTAGAAAGGGGGTTGGCAAGGCCGACTAGATATTCGGTTGAATTCTCGGTAAAGGGTTTAAGTGATGCTCCAATAACTCATGCAGAAAGTGTCACTTTACCTTCTAGGAGTTTTGTAAGCATTCCAGAGCAATGGTTCGGTCCTGTGAGAAATATTCCAATTGGAAATAAATACGATTCTAGTGTGGTTATTGCATTTCCTCTATCGGATGATCAAACTGAAAGATCGTTTTTTGAAAATTGGATGAATGGGGTAGTAAGTCCACTTACAAATGAAGGTGATTATAAAAAATGGGTTCAGGAAGATTCATCAATGATAATTAAGACACTAGGTATGGACGATTCCATAACTAGCACCTTTACGTTTAATGAAGTATATCCATCCAACATCATGCCAACACAATTAGATATGGGTCAAAGAAATGCATGGTCATCAATAACTGTTCAGTTTGAATATCGGGATTATTCGTATGAAAAGGGATAAAGAATTTTTAAAGTCACAAAAAACGGAGTGAAATAAATAATGAATCGACTATCAAATATATTATTAGCAAATATACCAAAATATGAAATAACTATTCCTTCTACTGGAAAATCAACAACATTTAGACCATTTTTAGTAAAAGAAGAAAAAATATTACTTCTTGCGCAACAGGCCAATTCCGATTCGGACATGATTCTTGCAATTAAAAATATAATTGAATCTTGTGTGGATGATATAGACGATGTAGGAAATATGCCATTATTTGATATAGAATATATGTTTTTACAAATTAGATCTAAGTCGGTTGGAGAAATAGTAGAACCTACTATAATTTGTCCAGAAACTAGTGAAAATATTAATACATCTGTTTTAATTCCTGATATTACAATCACACGCAATAATAATCATAAACAAACAATATCATTGAGTGATGATATAGTTGTAACTTTAAAATATCCTACTTTAAATATTGTTAATAAAAATAATGCATCTATGGATTATACTGACCCATCAACTTTTTACAGTATAGTTGCAGATTGTATAGAACGAATAGAAACTAAAGAGGAATCTATAGATATCTCTACTATATCAAAAGAAGAAGTATTAGAATTTGTAGATAATTTAACTACAAAACAATTTGAAAATCTTCTTGATTTCTTTATTACTGCTCCAAAACTGGAACTTGCTGTATCTTATACCACATCAGATGAAGTGGAAAGGCAGGTGGTACTCTCTGGGCTTTCGGATTTTTTCGGTTAGGGCTCGCACACACGAGTCTAAAAGACTATTATAAAATAAATTTTCAAATGATGCAATTTCACAAATACAGTTTAAATGAGTTAGAAGAAATGTTGCCATGGGAAAAAGATGTCTATTTGTCACAATTAATCGAATATATAGAAATAGAAAACGAAAAAATACAATTAAAACAAATAGAAGAACGAAGATCACAACGATTTTCTTATTAGGTAAAATATAAATGAAAAAAACAAAAGAAAAAAACATTAAGGAATCTATTCTTTCTTATTTTAAACTTAAAAAAGAAGAAAAAGATATAGACATATCACCAAAGTCTATAAAGACTATTCCACAAATAATACCACCATTGGTAAAAAATAATAAAAGAAAAGAACGAGAGATGCAATACATTTCTCCAGACTTTAATATTCTTATTAATGGTCTTAATAAAAAAATCAATTCTATTGGTAAATTACCAATTAAAAACATCTATAAAAAAATAGTATATAACAATATTAATAATAACTATAAAACTAATCCCACAACAAAAGAAATTACCAATAAGAACTCAATAGTACAAAAAATTAATTCACCCCAAGGAGAAATTAATAATATAATACCCAAGATATTAAATGCCGAAGAATTAAAACAAAATAAAAATACAAAACCACCAAAACAAAATTCATATTATAACGAATCTAATATTATTGATAAAACCGAAAATATAATAAACAATATCAATAAAACACTATTAACAAACACAGAATTAAAAAATGATAAAGTGCCCAAAATAAACAAAATACAAAACACAGAATTAAAAAATGATAAAGTGCCCAAAATAAACAAAATACAAAACACAGAATCAAAAAATGATAAAGTGCCCGAAATAAACAAAATACAAAATAACCAAATTACAAATAATACAATTAATAAAGACGAATCAAATACCATTAAAGAAATTCCTATACTTACTGAAAATGTGATGGTTAATAACAATAATACCAAACAAGCAAATTCTAACCATAAAGCCATATCTAAAGTATTAAATAGAAGTACAAATACAGACTATATTACCAATAAAAAATCATATTCGATTAGTACATCTACAATAAATAAAATATTATCTGGTAAAGTCCATGTTCCCCAGACCATACCAGCATATGCAGAAGGTGGGCCAGTTCCACAAAAACACGGTGGACAGTTAATTGTTGCTGGAGAAAAAGAAAATGAAACAGTTATTCCAGATTCAAAAATAGGAAAATCATCAACACAACCAGCAATCGTAGAAAAAACAAATAATGAAACTGCATCATCGGCAGCATCAACGTCTTTGGATAAAAATGCCGCATTAAAAATGAATGATAATGAAAAGTCGTCAGGAGATAGTGCAGGTGGTAATCCAACCGTAGTTAATGCAACCGCATCTTCATCACCAACACCTGCACCCGCACCCAGTATGGGTGGAAGTCCAAAAAGTGTTACCAATATGAGAGCACAAACAATGTATCCTAGATGGAGACAATCTATGGGATAAAGAGAAAGGGAGTCCCAAAGGACTCCCTTTTCAATAGAAGATATTTAATCAGTTACTCCTTCGCTAACTTTTCAAAATATGATAGAGCGTCTGTATCTTCTTGGGTAGAATCACCGAATGCTTCTTCTGCCGCATTTGCACCGTCATCTGTACTGTTACTAACAGTTTCAGCAGTTGTTGATGCATCTGATATAGTTTGACGAATGTCTGCACCGAGGACGGTATCTCGTTTTGTCTTCAATTCATCATATGATTTAAAATTCGCTGCATCGGTAAACTCAGTAAGTGCATATTGACTCTTCCAAAGTTCTTCCAACTTTGAATCATCTCCATCCAACAATGCACTTACCGAATCAAATTCACTCTTATCGTAATTAATAAAACCTGCAACTTTACGAACCTTTAATTTAAAGTTTGCACCATTCCAAAAATCAAATGGGTTGATTGCTTCTTCATCATCAAATTCTGGATTCATTGATTCGTTAATTTTATCAAAAATTCTTTTCCCAAACTTATAGAGAAAAACTTTTCCTTCGTTTTGAGGATTAGCAGGGTCAGCAACAACCATAATATTTGCAGTATAATGCAAACGACGCTTACGATTTCGTGCAATATCCTTATCCTTCTCAATTCCACTGTTCCAAAGTTCGCTGTTGCTTTCGCATACAGGACACTTTTGACCAAGTGTAGTAAGACAGTTTTCAATAAACCATCCACCCTTACCCTGGAAACCGTGTGAATAATACTTTGCCCATGGCAAGTCTTCACCTTCTGATGCAGGAAGGAATCTAATTACAGCATAACCGTTACTGGATTTGTCCAACTCTGGCTTCCAGAAACGGTCATCTTTGTATGATTCTTTCTTGTTTGTTTCTTCAATCTTCTTAGTCAATTCATCAATACTTGACTTAGAACGCTTTTTAAAATCTGCAAATGACATATTATGTCTCCTTTTTTTCTACTCACGGAACTACCGTGTTCTTACTCGATTGGGAACTACCCAACCACAACAGTTTATTTATAATGAATTATAACCTATATTCGGAAATATACAAGCATTAAATTGGTAATTTTGAAGTATTTTTTGGAAACATATTATATTCTCTTGCTTCTGTTTCCAGTTTCTCTATAATCGGCTTTGATAAGAATTTGGATGCTATGGTGGGTTCAATCTCGTATTCCTCACAAACAATTAAAACTGCATCTATATAGCCAATTGTATCGTGTATTACCAAAGTTTCTACTCGTTTAATAAATTCGTTCTGAACATTTTCGCTAAATAACATATGAGTCCTTTCTTTCGTGGCCGGATGAGAGATTTGTTATATATAGTATAACATAACATAAATCAAAATCAACTGTTAAAATTGATTCCTTGGAGATTTTTTAAACATGGCAGACACAACTAATAACATAGAAATCATATCTGGAGGAGATACCGCCTCGATAGCCACTGATTATTCAAATTCTGGGTCGGGATTAACTGCAACACACCTACCTCTCAATAAGGTTGTCTGGGGTGAAGATGGAACAGGAAACAGAACTTCACTCACTAATCCACTTCCAGTTCAAATTGGAGGACAAA